GTTCACAATTGCTGTCCAAACATGCCCTTTATTGGCTCTTTCAGCTTTTCTGTCCTCTGTCCACTGTGCTCTCTTTGCAGCGTCTAGCTCTCTAGTCCGTCTCATTGAAGGCTTTTCGTAATACTGCTTCGATCTAAGTGTTAGCATTGTGTCATCATCCTTAAGCTGGCGTTTTAGATATTTCATAGCTTTTTCTAGGGTACCTGGACTTTCATCCGGTACCTTTACCCCTAATCCACATCCTGGGAGATAGAAATCCTCTCTTCTGTGTCTTTTGCCGTTAAATGGTCGTTTTTTGAAATTACCATCTCTACTTTGATTGTTGTTTTTAAAGTTTCTTTGCATTGTTTTGTTTTAGTTAAACGTTTAATTACTATAATATAAACAAAAAAAATGACATATAAAAATATATGACACTTAATTTCAATATTGTGATTTTTTATTTGTTTACTATATCTCTGTATTCACCATCGTTAACTTTCTTAGCCATTTGCAACAATTCTCTGTAATAATCTTTGACTTCCTTCATATAATTTGCAACGTAATCGCGTCTCCAGTTATCACCATCATCAGTTGAAGGATTTTTCTTTTTGTCTTTTTCTTCTGCCGCGAATTCTTGCTTGTATCTTACGTATGAGTCAACCATTCTAGAATATCTATCAGTTACAGTTTTATATGTATCCCATGATGTTTGATATTTACCCTGTTTAAGCATCTGAGTATTTTTATCTATGACCTGTTGGACTACCTTTGATGCGTCGGCCATAAGCTTATCCATGCCTTCTGCTCCAGTTGCTGCTACTTTAATAGTTAAAGCTTTCTTGTATCTCGCATTATTCGCATTTGCAACCTCTCTAGCGGATACTAGGGCTGCGGCACCTCGTTGTGCTTCTTTCCTAGATGCCTTTAGATCGTCAGTAGTTGGAATCTTTTTTAAATCTATAGTAATTACCTCATCAGATAATTCAACAAATCTTTTATAGTTATGGATTCCCTCTAGACCTTGGCCCATTGCATCTTTATCACTTTTACGTCTAATTGATTTTTCGCCACTTACACCAGGTTTATCTTTTTGTTTATTTGCAGTCCATCTAGCTGATACAACGTGGAGTTTTTCTTTTCCTCTTGTTACGCCTATAAGTCCTGGGGAAACGGAGTAATCCCAACCACCATTATTGTATACATTGTCTTTGGCCTTGTTCACAAAGAAAAAGTTTATTTTTGAAGAATCTGGTCCTTTGCCGAATGCTTCTTCTGGGGCGTGGGCCCAATCTATATTACTAGTCTTAGCCATTCCTTGGAAAAATTTTGCATCATTTCCCTTTAATCTACCATATAGTTTTCCAGCGGAAACTGACTCAAACTTTTCCGTTAAAATTCCGGCCTGTTCCGAAAGTACTGCAGCAATAGTTTCCTGTACTAATTTTCTGAATTCAGATTTCTTCATTATTTTATCCCTTGTGATTTTTGCCAATCTTTTATGTCGAAGTTTTCCTTATTAATTGATTTTGAAACGGCTTTTCTCCTGTTTGCCAAGTATTCATCAGATTTGTCAGTATCTCCGTCATTGTCTATATCACCATCTTCTTTACCGACTGGATCTAGTTTTTCAGACAATTCGTAGTATCTATTAAGTTTTCCGCCTAAATCTTCATATAGCGATTCTAGTCTTTGTTGTAATCCGGCCATTTCCAAGGCTGTTTTTTCAAAAAGATTCGCAGTATTATTTAATTCCTTAACGTCTCTTTTAACAGTTACACCGTCAAACCAATCTTCAGTTTCAGATACAATATAATTTCCTGCACTTTCTGAGAGTTTTTTTATTGACTCAATAACCTCAGTTAAATCGTTGTCTCTATATATACTCTTTCCAAATTCATTAAATTTAGATACAGCTTCTATAAACGTTGATTTTTGGTCTGGGCTTAGATTATTTTCTAATATTATGTTTTTTAATTTCATGACTTACCTCTTTAATACGTATATTGTTGTGTTTGTAGCTGTAGATGTTGCACTAAATATTCCTATTTCATGTATTACGCCTAAAGCCATTCCTCCTAGCTCCAATACACCTCCCTTTGCAAGCGTGACTGATCCATGTGTGGATCCAGAAATAATAAACCCTGCCGCACCTAATCCGCCATTTTGTGCGCTTCCTTGTCCACCAACAGAAGCTGAAAAATGGACAACACCATTAGTTACAGCTACTACCTCATTATATTTGCCCCAAGGACCAAATTTATCTATATTTTCGTTCATACCCATTAGTGATCTCCACAGCGACAAGATTTCTTGCTGTTAGACGGAATTTCACATTTACCCGTCATTTCGCAAAGAATATCTGAAACTAAATTATTTATTCTATTATATTTGACTTCTTTAATTGTTTTTTTATTTACGCTTTCGTTCATAGAAGAAGGAGCCATGAAAGCTCCATGGGTTGATGGGTTAGAAACAAAGTCCCAACATATAAGTTCAAAATCATCTTTTACTTGGACGGAACCGCCATCTTCACTTAATTCTTCTACACTTCCCAGCCCTCTACTACTAATGCCAAGTTTTATTCCAGCCTTTAGTAATTCTTTAAGAATGTTTCCAGCTGGAGTACCAAGTATTTCTACTTTTCCCATTACGTCATCGCCTTTCCACCATACATCAGTTACGTTATGAGAAACATTCTGTAAATTTACGACTGAACTTTCTGGGTGATCCAATTCGCCTAATGCTCTACGTTCCTTTATCTGTACACGTGTGTAATTTTTAACTTCGCGCATTAAAATTTCCTTAGGATATACTCTTCCGTTTTGATTTTTTGCGTCAGCTCGTTGTAGGCAGCCAGTAACAATAACTCTTCCATTATTTTTCTGCTCAGATTCATTTATCATCTGGGAACTAACCTCGAATGGAGTGTAATCTATTAATAATCTTTTAGACATTTCTTATCCCACTATTTATATACGCTGAAGTTGTTGCTCTCCTATTTAGTAGGTCTGCATACATCTTAGTTTGCTTGTGCATTGGTAAATTCCAACCACTAATGTTTTTTCCTTCATGCATAAATGATTTATTTTTAATATCGTTCCTAAATTGTTGCCAAGTTATTTGTTTTTCCATATTTATCCCGCTATTTCTCTTAGTTTTCTAGAAACAGTCAACAATCTTTCAGCTATTTTATTTATTCTTGGGCCGGTAGATTTCCAATATGTAGTATTCGTTACACCAGCTTCTTGCTTTAGCTTGTTTGTCCTATTTATTATTCTTTCTATTTCGAATAAACGCTTATTTATTTCCTTTATTGCGCCGTTTACCTTTTGCTTAGAATTTTTAGTTTCATCGCTTTTAAACGATTTATAGTTTTGGTCGTAAATTTCCCCAACAATTTTGTATCCTGTACTATTTGTTGAGTTTTTTCTCTGTTTGGATTTGGATTCGTCAGTATCGTCTGAAAATGCATTTGGCGTTTGATATCCTGGCGTAGATGCTGTTGTGGAAATTTCATCTATTTCTTCCTCAGTACCTCCACATTCGTCGCAAAGTATTTCGTCAATTATTTGTTTTAATTGTTTACTTATCGACATTTGTAAATTCCTCTAGTAATTCGTAAACATTCATCATAGTTATGAGGTATGTTTCAGATATTATGTTTGCTCTTGCAACCCTTTTTAGTTGATTGGCCACTTCTTTTAATTTAATTGCAATTATCTTATTGTCTGTTTTATTTGCAAAATTGTTAATTTTTACAGACGACCGTTTTGCCTCTATGTTTACATAGCTGGTCAATTTTTCGCTTTGACCGCCAATGTATGTCTTAAGTAACTCTTTCTGAGGAGTATTTAATGCTGTTCCATATGTTTCATTAAATTTTTCCAAAAGAACCCTATAGCTCAATAGTCTCATAGACTTATCTTGGGTTGAGAATTCTTTAATTACCCTATCTTGAGTTGTCTTTGGAGTCATCGTTGAAACATGTTCAACAATTGTTTCCCTGCAGGTTAGAATGGCCTTTGGATCGTTTACTCTTGCTGATCCTATGGATTCGAATAATTGATAGATTGAAGCGTTAAGTTTATAATTATTTATTTGAGTCTTAAAAAACGACTCTAACGGATAATGCTTGCCTATTTCTTTTATTAAATTGTATTTTTGACGCTTTAAAACTGGCTGAGATAATTTTGATCTCTCAGTCAATACAACATCTAGAAATCTCTCAGCCTTTTTATCAGCACTAAATTTTTCTCTTATTAGAGAATTATATAGATCCAATTCTTTCTTTAGAGTAGATTTTTTCCCAAAATACTCCTTTACTATTTTTAAAGCCGGAGATTTTTCTACCCCGTTCAAGGTGTCTGATGTTATTTGTCTAACTAGTAGTTCAAATAACACGCCAGTGTTTTTTACCTTAGAATGTTTTATATTTCTTGCCACAAAAAGTCTCCCTTTTCAGTACATACTTATATTCATATATAAATATATTAAAATTTCTGTTATGTTAAGTCTTTATCTATTAAATTAGACTCATCTAACATATCAGCCTTTTCTTTCAATACAGATCGCTTATTTTTGAATAGGTCTATAGAATTAGCAATTTCTCGAGCCAAAGGGTTACCACCCTTGTATTTATGCTTCATTCCTCTATCTCTATTTTTAACGTCGCGTTTCATTGTTTCGTTACCAAGTGGATCTCTTCCACGTACCCCGTTGTCTGTTCCATAATAATCTGCCTCGACTGGTCTACCAACTGATTTGTCAGACTGTCCGTCTCTACTTTTTCGAGTATCGCCAGATGCTCTTAGCTGATCTTGTTTATTTTTTTCCCTAGCTTCATCTTGGACCGTTGGTTCTTTTGCTGGATCTTGGCCTTCATTTTCTATAGCGCCTAGCCTGTATTTTTGTATACTGTCTTCGACAACTTTTTCTCGTTCTGTAACAACTTCTTCTTTGGACATTCCAAATATTTTGTCGTATACCCAATCTTCAGATAACATTTGGCCGGATTTCATATCGTCTGCTAATCTATTTTTAGACGACCAAAGCTCTATTTTTTCCTGCTCGGCTATTGTTGATGGATTTGTTAAATCCAGTTTAAAGTCAACCAAATCTGCGTCTGTGTATCCTTGCGTGTACAAGTGGACAAGTGCTATTTTTGTTAGTTCCGATGTAGCTATTCTCTGAATTCTTTCAATTGTTCGAGCGAATCTAACGTCTAGGGCAGCTAGTGTAGCTTTACCGTCTACAGCTTCCTCGTAACCTAAGAAGGATTTTGGTACTCTTAGCGCTGCCATCATTCTGTTTTTAAGGTATTCTATATCATCTGTGCCTGTCCATTCTAGTCCACCAAGATCTTCAATTCCAGTTCCACTGTTTCCGCCTCTTGTTGGTAAATAAAAATCTTCCAACATGTTTTGGAGGTTAAATTTAAGGTTGTAATCACCAGTGTTTTGGTCTATATACGGAGTCTTTTTCATCCTATTTATTACCTGTTGCATGTAATTATCTACTTCAGCAGGGGGAATGTTACCTATATCAATATTGAAAACCCTCTTTGATGGGGCTCTCATTATACGATGAATCATCATGGCATCTTCCATAAGAGTTAATTGCTTCCAAGTTTTTCGTGCACCTTCAAGAACAGATTTACCATACGGTAAAAAGTTTGTATCACTAAGCATTCTGAAGTGGGCTATTTCGTAATTTTCAAAATATTTTTTTGCGCCAGCTGACTTATGGTGGGTTGTTGAACCACCAAAAGATGGGTCATGTAAAAATCTTACGTATTCTGGTCTGTCTGGATCGGTTCCTTCTTCTCTAGCTACTTCGTATACAGATATGGGTTGTACACCAGTTACACCAACTTTTTCTAAAATATCCATTTTAAGATAAAAGTCTCCGTATTTAACCATGTTGCGTATCCATGGCCATAGGTTAAACTCAATATTTAATACGTCATAAAATAAATTATTAAGTATTTCCTTTATTTCTTCCTTACCCGTGGTTATTTTTAATATATCACCAAATTCATTTTTTATAGTTGATTCGTCAGAATATATGTCTAGGGCAGAAGAAATTATTGAATCGCTATCCATAGTCTCGTATTCAGAGAAAAGTTCCAATCTCATTTGGGCAAAAGCGTTGTTGGGGTTATATACGCTATTGGTTGCACTGCTTGTGTGGATCCTATTAAACCTATCTACCAGCGTGTTTGATGCTAAATTACCTGTTGACTGGAGCCTTGACGGATCCACAACCTTTAATTTGTTGTCGCCAACCTTTCTAACAACTGTTGAAGTTGAAAAAGCTGTCTTTAATCTTCCAAAAAATGTTTTGTCTGCCATAATTTTCCTCTATAACCTATTTAATTAACCAGGTTAAATCTTCGCTTGATCCACCAATCTGTTGCTTCCATGGATTACTATTTAAACCTGTGTTTGTATAAATTCCGCCACCCGATTTTCCAATCTTGGATATTGCCAATTTATCTAACTCTATACCTTGCTGCTTTAACTTTAACGCCGTATCCCTTACCCACATTGCTATACCGAAAGCCATGACTAAGTCATCATTGTATCCTCTTTGGGCTTCCGCTTTGCTTCCGTTCCAAATAAAAACTCTGAGCTCTTCAATTAGCCTATTAGACCTAATCGTGCACGCTTTTTCTCTTAAATAAATATCAAGCTTGGAGATTAAAAGTGGCCTGGTCTTGGCTGAAGTTGTAAATCCTGGGGTCATTTGGCTTTTGTCCTTTAAATCATATCCCTTAGTTAATTGAGTTGTTGCGTCTACAACCCCTTCATTTTTAAACGTGTAATATAAATTTTTATATCCTCTATCAATTGCGCTCTGTATGGATCCGAAACCTACACTAGCATTTTCAATAACCAATAGTGCGTCATTATATTCTGAAGCTACACCCACTAACATGTTTCCGAAATCTTTTGGTGTTAGTTGTCCTCTGTATTCTGCTACCTGTGTTATTGTTTCTACATCAATCACATGGAAAGTTGAGAAATCACTACCATCACCTCTAGCAACATCGGCTACTACTATATAGTTTTTACTATAGTCACATGATTCCCAAATCCAATAATTTCCATCAAATCCTCGCTTTTCCCTTGGCTCCTGTACTTGTGATTCTTTATACCATTCAAGTATACTTCCGTCTACTACAGCATTACCTGAACTAATGAAGTCGCAGTCACATTCTTGGGCAGCTAGTTTTGGACCGAGCAAGTCGTCTTGTTCGGCGCGCCAAGTTTTGTTTCTTTCTGGGTGAACAGACCAATGTAATCGTATAGTATTAAAGTTATTTGATCCATCTTCCGCTTTCACCCATGTCTTGTGGAAGAAATTACCTATACCATTGGGAGTAGAAAGAACAATGGCTTTACCACCAGTTGCCAATGTTTGTTGGGATGATGCCCATATTTCTTCTATGCCTTTAATAAATGCTGCCTCATCAATTATTAGTAATGATAGTGCTTCTGATCTACCAGCATCTCCAGAACTTGAAACTGCCTTTATCTGTGAGCCATTCTTAAATCTTAAGCTTAATTTATTATCTTCAACAGTAGTTCCCTTTAGCCAGCTAGGTAAGTAGTTGTGCATTTCCCTAACCTTTGTTACCAGATTTTTAGCTACTTCTTGTTTTGTTGCAATTACAAGTACATTCTTATCCTCTTGAAACAACATGAGCCATAAAGAATAGCCTGCTGATATTGTGGATATTCCAAGTTGTCTTGATTTTAATATGATATTGTAGTCGTTGTGTTGGAATTCTTGTAAAGACCTTTCTTGAAACGTATATAGGTTAAACGGAATTCTTCCCCTGGTTGGGTGTTGGATTTGGCAATACTTCTTCATAAAATACACAGGATCCTTTGCGCATTTTAAGTATTCTTCCTTTATTACTTCCTTAAGAGACTTAGTCTTCTTCATATATATAAATATATATCTAAGACAATTTTAGTTCTTATTTCTTTCTTTTTTCAAACGATCTTCCACCAAAGTATGCTCCAATAGTCGTCATTAAAACTAATTGCAATAAATCTGTCCATTTTTCTTCAACATTAAATGATAATGCTCCTGCGTCAATGAATATCATTAGCATTGTACATATAACTAGAAAAACAAGTACTAAGGGTCTTACATTTTTAGATAACCATGAATCCGAATTCATATCCGATTTCCATCGATCAGTAATATTTGATTCCATTTTTGTTTCATAGTCTGAAACTAACTGTTGTATTTTTTGTTCAGCAGCAAGTTTTTCCTCCTTAGATGTATGTAGGTTATCCAATACTCCCCCTACGCCTTTTACTAATTCAGCTGCTCCTCCTGAAAATAAGTTTGCTAATATACTCATGATTATTCTCCTTTATTTAGTATTCAAACGGGGGAGTACTATATTGCTTTGTACTTACTGCCGCCCATCCATTTTTTATTTCATAGTACCAAAACTTTTTAGTTTCAATCACTTTAAATTTACCGTTTGGGGTCTTAATGCTCTTGTATCCACCCCTAGTTAGATATTTTGTTACTGGTACCCCGTCAGGCCATTTTTTATCAGTGAATTGAGCCTGTACAGATTTACCATCGCCTGTTGCATTGTGTACTTTCGCAGTTATACCTTCGCCGTTCATTTCCTTAGTAAACTCGTCAACTGAAGATTCTTGTAAGATGCCTTCGTTGTGGCTTATAGCTTGTGTTTCATCTAAGTCTATTGGTTCCGACGTTACTGCTTGGTTAAAGTCTGATTCTGCGCTTTGTACTTGCTTGTGTAGTGTTATTAAGGACTGTTTTAAAGCTTCTTTCTTTTTAGCGTCTTTTTCCCCAACGAACCTTTTTCTAAGTTGCTGTTGTTTTAGCTGAATTGATTGGAGTGCTTCAACAGCTTTGGAAAAGCGCTTTGTTATGGAAGCTTCTCTTATTACAGAAGACACTTCTTCTGTTAGTATTTCTTTAAACCTTTGTATATTCATATCTCAATCCCAAAATAATTATTCTTACTATGCTACAATAAATATAGAGCTAGTCTGTGTTATTCATCTTTTTTAGCTTTGAAGTTATTTTTTCTTTAATTTTGACAAGGTTTTCGTTAATTACCTTTGATATTTCTGCTTTATTTTGATTCGACCAATCTTCAATTTTTCCAGTTTCAGTGATAAAGCCCTTTCTGTTTGTTTGGTCTATGAATTCTTGGGCTAGTATAGCAAGGTCATCAACCATATCTAGTGCGTTATTGGAAACTGCCGCGTTTTCAAATTCTTTCCATTTTCCAGAAGTTTTTAGTTTTGTTTCAACACTCAACCTGCAACTAGAACATTCACCATAAAGTTTCCAGAATAGAGTATCTAATTGTCCTCTTAAATGTTTATCATTACATTTTGGGCAAAACAAAGGCATTACCGCCGAGTTTCTAGCCTTATCTAATTTTGTTAGGGTTTGTGTAATTCCGTTTTTTATTGTCCAAGTTTTTCCGCGTTCTTGCCAAACATCTCCTTCAGTATGCTCTCCTATGCTTTTGCCATAACCTACTTGAATTTTAGTTTTTTGTCCGAATTTTTTAGTAACTAGATTTCTCATCCTTTGAACTTTGTGTTCTGGAATATATTTTTTCATAACCTTTTCTCCTTTAAAATGTCATCATACCTGTAATTTGGTTTACTGGGGCAAATGCGCCTGTTAATTTATATGTGTTTCCTTTATATATGAAAACTAATCCTTCACTTGGAATTATAGTTTTAAATCCGCCAATGGAGGCAATTTTATGTAATTGTTGGGTCATTCTATTTAATTTCTTAAGGTCTCCACCCTTTCTAACATCAGTAATTGCTTTGGCAACCTGTTTTCTTACGTTTTGTATTGCTTTATCTGGATTTGCCGCTAAGAATCCCTCTACATTTTTCAAAACTTCGGCTCCTAATTCAAAAAATAAAGATTCGAACGGGAGCATATTCTTTTTTACCTGATCTGCATGTTTTAGCTTGTCAAACTCTTTTGCTTTTGATAGCATTGATTCGTCGGATATAGTTTTTCTATCCAATCTAAACGATTTGTCAAAAAATGCCCAACGTTTAACCAATCCCATTTTAATTGTATTATCAACAATTCCCATTTTTGTATCAACAAAATCTTCCCACCAAGCTTGATGGTATTCTGCGAATGATGATGTGTCTTTCATGGCAAACTTATTCATTAGTTTATTTAACTTTCCAGTAAAATATGGTTTTTTGGCAGAGTAGTCTTGATGTGGATTCAGTTTTAATACTTTAGGTCCAATAACCGAAAAATTCTTCTGTACAGTTTGGTTTGTTTGAGCAATCATTCCAGCAAGAATTCTGGCTCCATCTGAAACTGATCCTATGGCTTTGCCATCCTTATATTGTAATACATTATGGAATTGTAGATATGGCGCGTCATAAGTAATAACGTTTGCTGAAGCAGGAAACATAATTTCCATATTTACCCAATTATTACCATTATCAAATATTTTTTCTTGCTGTTTGGGATTAAGACTGCCTATTGCTTTTGCTAAGTCTTTCATGGCAAATGTAAATGCTTTTTCAATATTACCTCTACCTTTGAATTTTGCCGCGACAGCTTTGTAGTCCATTCCACCTCGCTTAAGGTCTCCAGTATTTCTTGCAGCTAGCATTTTTCCATTCCAACTAATAAATAGGTTTTGTCCGTCTGTTTTTTCTGTTGCTGCTTTTTCTAGGTCAAGATTTCCCTGTAATGATAAATCTATAATCTTTTTAAAGTCACCAAAGGTTAGTCCTTTATCATCAAATGGATGGGCCATGTGGCCATATGCTCCTCCTTCGATTAATAATATTTGATTTGACAACCATTCGCCAAGAGATTCTTTCACGGTATTTATTCCTGACGGTTTTTTAATGATTAAATCGGGTTGTGTATATCCCTTGGATTTCTTTTGTTTTGCCAATGTTTTTTGAACCTTTGTAACGTCTTTGTTCGGCTTTATTGGTTCCTTCTTAGATGATTTTATTGAAGTGGTGGCACCCAAGAAGTTTAGAAATTCATAGCCGGCTGATTTTGCGAGGTATTTTGCCCATCTACTCCATCTATCATATGCATCACGACCCTTTTTATCTTGCAGATAATTTGTTCCTGCTGCTATTCCTTTATCTCCTGTAGCGGGAATTCCAGCTGGGAAATATGTTACTGCTCCTGTGGGACCATTTGGAAAGGCTGTACCATGTTGAAAAAATTCTATGTCGCCAGATATATAATCCAATACTTCCATGCCCATTCTGATGGCTAATGCTTCAGTTGAGGTCTTATATGCTTTTTGAGTACCATAGAAAAATCTTGGTCCGTCATCTACATCAGCTTGATTCAGGCCTGCCTTACTGGATTCAGATATTATATCAAGTATTTTGCTTGTTGCGCAAAAGTCTTCCATTGTTTCGTTCATTTTTTCAAGCTTATGGGTTATCATGTCGTAATTTTTGGAGTGGCCGAAAATACCTTTAAATATTTTTAATTTTTCTTTCTTTTCTAAGCTATTATCGCCCAATGCTTTTCTAATTGCTGTGCCACTCATTTCACCGTATCCTGGCACCTTTAACGAGACATGAGGGGCTATAATTGTATATGCACCTTCTTTATATCCAACGTCAGCTTTACCCTTCCAAGGTTTAAAGAATTTACCGCCAAGTCTGCTTGCGTCTTTGGCACCAACCATAAATACAGCTGCCGTAGTTTTAGGGTCGTATTTTTTTAGTATTTCTTCGGCCGCATATGGATTTTTTACCTTAGTTACATTTGATATTCCGTGGGAATTTATTATCTTCTTCTTTTCGGCAAAAGAGAATGGGGATTTTGGTAAATCCACCAGGCCACTAGTTGCAACATGTGAGATTTTAAATTTTGACTGTAACCATTCGTAAGCTTTTGCGTGATGGGCACCCATTGGTTGAAATCTACCTGGGTATATTGCGACAATAGTTTTAATGTCGGAATTTTCCAATATAATATTATCTGCTAGCCAATTACCTAAGCTCATGATTTTCTCAAATCTAATTCTTTTTTGATCCAAAGTTTAGCAACATGGTTTTGTATTGGTCTACTAACAAACTCTCTGGCGTTTGCTTTTACAACGTTTTCAAAATCTTTATATTCTGAGTTATCAACAATCAACATGTTGTTTGCGCCAAATAGAGCTTGAAACTTGCCCAGGTTATTATTTACAGCTTGCCAAGATTTTTTTACCAACTCTGTGGGAAGTGTTCGTTCTCTGTTATAATTTCTTTCAAGAGCAACGTCTAAGTCTGTGTTTACAAATATCATAAAGCAATCATAGCCTGCGGACTCAAGTTTTTTCTTTTGTTTAGCTATATTAGGATAATTTTTACCTGTTCCGTCAATAAGTAAGCCGAGTCTTCCATTAATATAATTTTTAAGGGCAGCGTCTCTAACTTTCTTACTCTTAGTTCTTAAAGCCATTGCTTGTTCATATTCAGCTGGATTAAGCTTGGCTATATCTTGACTTAGGCCTTTCATTTGTAAATATGTTTCGAAGTATTTGTCACTATTAACGGCTTTTAGTCCCTGGGCAGAAACGAAAGGCATTTTTTCTGGCATCCCAAAAAGGGAGGATGCGGCATATGATTTACCACTACCCGGGCCTCCTGCTGTAAAAACAGCTTTAAATATACCTGGATCGTATACGCCTTCGTTTAATATGTCTTTAAGCTTTATCATTATCGTCCCTATATATTAGTGCATCTTTTATTGTATTTACTTCTTCTATCAATTCGTCTATTTTAGA